ACTCAGATCATACTTATCAGCAAGCACCTTATCAGGACTGTACTAAAGAGGACTACGAAGAATTGTTAGCTATTATGCCAAAGGCTATTGACTGGTCTGAACTTTCAGAGTATGAGAATGAAGATAATACTGCTGGTAGTCAAACAATGGCTTGCAGCGGCGATACTTGTGAACTCGTAGACTTAACATAGGAGACTATAATGGCTAAGTGGGACTTAAGTAAGATGGAATCTGATAATGTAAACAGTCCACCACACTACGGACAAGGCACTATTGAGTGTATCAAATACATTGAGGACTTTCTAAGCAAGGATGAGTTTGTAGGCTACCTACGAGGGAATATAGCTAAGTACCTTCATAGGTGGCGCTACAAGAATGGCTTAGAGGATCTTAAGAAGGCTAACTGGTATTTAGATAAGCTCGTACAAGTGGAGAGTAAGAAATGATAAGCCTAGACCAATCAGTAGACTTAGTACACTTAGGTATTACACTCTACTTGGTCTGGAAGGTACATAAACTACAACAAGAAGTAGACTATGCTTACTTTACACTGAGTAATCTACTAAAGTCTTTAACCAGTACGTTTAGAGCAATGACACAATGAAAAAAGCCCCTGCGTCCAACTAAGGATACAGGGGCTTAAGTTTGTCTGGGGTAGTCTTTTTGTTGTTATTATTTACCGAAGAATTTAGATACTGACCTAATTCCTATGGATGCTGATACGATCCCACCAAGGGAATACTGATACCATGTTGGCATAGTCTCAAGTGCTGCAAAACCAGCCTGTACTATAGCATTACCCCAGTCACCACAAAAGGCTAGTATCAGGGGAATACTGAACAGTAGGGTTATCCATTCATCTTTCCAGCTATTCTGTGTAGCCTGTATAGCAGCTAGATCCCAATCTATCTCGCCTGTAAGCTGTTTCTTCTTTATCTCAGCCTCAGTGAGTTTAATCTGTGTCTTACTGTCGATCACACTTGTTGCTAGACCAACTATACTACCTATTATCTGACCAATCATTTCTTTTCACTCCCCAGCCAAACGGCTATCGTACCCGTCATAGCACCACTTACGACACTAATCATAGCACTCTGTTGGGTACTTAAGTCCTCTAAACTAATTCCCCACTCTATTACACGTATATACATAAGTGTCATCACTACCATCATAAGTCGTGGTAGTAGTTTCCAAGCTAGTATAGTTTCCATATCAAACCTCTACGTCTAGTATTTTACCTACCTCTATAGGTGCTACGACCCTACCATTTGGGCTGTAGGCTATCTCAGCCATGCTTCTCTGTCTGTTTAAGAGTTCTTCAGCCTTCTCTTGCCAGTACTTATCTAGCCTTATGGTAACCTCACTACGTGTAGCTGGCTCCACAACCTTTGGCTTATCAGCACTAACCTTAGCTGGTGGAGTAGGTGCTGTAGTTACTGTAGTAGCTGTAAACTCAGGAATCTGATACATCTGGAATGGGAAAGTACCTTTAGCTTCTAAGCCCATTATAACATCCCCTTTGATGACATTATCAGAAGTACACCTATGCCCGTTATAATAGACAATACAACCAGAGTACCCCCAATAACAACTACCTTCTCTACTAGCTCTTGCTTACGGAGTTTCTCAGCAGCTTCTTTCTCTTTACGTTCTCTACGTGTTCTAGCTCTTATTTCCTGTAGCTCACCCCAAGCGGAGTAACCTCTAGTAGCTATCACAATGGCTCTGAGTTCTTCTTCAGCATCCTTAGCCTTCTGTAGCTTTACGAAAGTCTCCATACTGTTCTCATCATCACCTGAGAAGAGGCTGTTCTTTTTCTTATTGTGGTTGTTCCTTAGCTCATCGACACCATCAAAGAACTCACCAATTTGTTTAGTGACTGAGACAAGCTCTTTACCTGCACTGACAGCAGTCTTGACCGCAGCCAAAGCTGTAAATGGGTCTATCATAACAATCCTTACTTCTCATTAGCCATCTTTTCTACTGACTGTCGGATTGCTTTAATGTTCTCGTCTATACGGGCCATAGATATTGCTTGCCTTTGTGTAGCATCTTCTACGATAGATAGTCTTGATTGCATACGCATGATCTCTTCACCATTACGTTCAATGTCTGACATCATCATAGATACAGTCCAAACTATAGCTGCTGCTTGAGCTATAAGACCGAAGATAAGGGTTATAGGTACACTCCTAGAGAGGTGCCAATTATCTTCTTCTCTACTCATGCTGGGTACTTCTTACGATCAAGTTCAAAGTGAGGGGCATCATAGAAGCTCTTCCAGTCACCACCCCATACGATGGAAATGTCAAGCTCTTCTGCTGCATCCTTCATGGCTTCAGCCATAGTTTCAAACCTATCTAAGTCTTCCCAATCTACAGGCCAAGGAACCATGTCTACAGCATGACCTGTGATGTGTCTTGAGTTTAGTGTGGTTGACTTACCCTCTTTTAGTAACTGCCTCTGACGATTAATATGACGTATGCCTTCGATAACTGTGAAGTCTACCTCAGTGATCTCTATTGCTTTCTTAACTACAGCTTGCATATCAGGGTTTACACCTGACAAGTTCTGTAAGCTACGTGTTCCTAGTTTGTATGCCATTTTATTTTTCCTTATCAATACCCAAAGGCAATGTAGTAAACTATATAGGTTCCGCTAAAAGAATTATCCCTGTTAAATACGAACCTATTCTTATTTATAGAATTGCTTGCATCCAAGAAAGTTGCGCCACCTACGGAGCAAATAATTGACAAACACTTAGTGCTAAAGTCTGCACCGAAAGTAACAGTCTGGTCACCATCAGTTGAATTTGAAAACGACCCAAACCTTGCTTGAAATCCAGATAGTGTATCATACTTACCTTGCGTAGAACTGAATTGGTTTGCATATTCTACAGCCGTAGTAAATTGAACCGCTTCTGGCCCATCAGTTGTAACACTATAATTTACAAGACCATCACCACCAGCAGCACCATCACCACGGTTTCCTGTTCCACCAGAGCCACCTGATCCGACTTGACTAATAACAAGACTGACATTCGTATAACTGCTAATATCATATGTTGTTGTGCTTAATGCGCCATGTGCCCCTCCAGCGCCACCCTTACGGGATGAGGTATTCCAATCTGGCGGTCTACCAGCACCACCGCCGCCACCTGATCCTAAAGTACCCGCATCACCATTGTCATTTTCGCCACCCCCGCCAGCGCCCCCAGAAGCATAGGAGCTTGAGGCACCATCGTCACCACGCCATTTATCTGCGCCGAAATTAAAACCCCCGCCAGCGCCACCATTCGCAGTAACATTGCTTTGATTGCTACCATCTAAGATAAGATAGTACACTGTGTTACCACCATCAGCGCCAGCCGTACTCTGATCTCTTGCTGCTGCACCGCCGCCCCCACCACCAACAGAGTTTACTGTAAAGGAAATAGCATTAGTGTTGACTGAAGAACTCTTAATAACAACTGTTTGTGTTGCCTGTAAGTTACCGCTTTGAACAGTACCTTGCGCTGTCTTGGTAATGGTTGGATTGGTCAGCTTTGTTTCAGAGGGTGTAAACTCTACACCGTGCAATTCAGAGGAGTTCTTTATTCCGAAAGAGCTTAAGGCAAAAAAGGCGTTTGTGCTTGTGCCATCAGCACCAGTCCCCGCTGGGTTTCCTAAGAATAAGCCGCCCTTGGCACGGTCACTTGTGGATGTAGGTAAGAAGTCATATGTATTCCGATTGATCCTTATTGCGCCCCCATCAGAAAAGTCAATCGTGTCATCTATATTAAGCTGCTGCGCTGAGATTTCCGCACTCTGGATATAACCAAGAACAGCATCGTTTGTGACAATCTCGTCTGATAAACCTTCAACAATGAAATTATCATCAGTCTCTTCTAGCCAAAGTTGGCTATCGTAATCCCATATTTTAAGGGCTGTCTCCGTACTATCACTGTTGTTGGTAAATTTACCAAAGACTACCTGATTTTCTGGTATCTCACTCATATGACTGAGTTGCGGATTTGACGATTTGAAGCTGGCTGTTATTTCATCCTGCACAGAGCCATAATTTGTATTGTCATAGGCTGTCCCTGTGCCACTACCAGCACCAGTAGCTGTAAAGATAGTGCCAACATCGTTATTAGAAGCACCGATTGCTGTAAAGTCTGTAGTGCCTACAGAAACAATGGTGTATGAATTACTAGAAACAAAACTACCCGCGCTGACCAAAGACACTTGCGGATCAGTTGCATCGACCAACAAGTCTAAACCATTTTGGAATACTATAACTGACTTCTTATTTTGGTTTATCTCAGATAGCTTTGAAACGTCTGCATTGTTAGCAACAATAGCTTGCTCTTCTGCGCTCCAAGAGAATGCAGCAGAAGATATTTCACGCAATGTCATTGCAATACGCAGATCACCTACGTCCTGATTTGCAGACAACCGCCAAGAAACAATTTCAAACTCCTTGCCTGTGTTGCCGTTCTGACTGCCAAAGCCATAGCGATATTCAACTGCGCCAGTAGTGGGGTTTTGCTCTGAGAAGCGTATAATGTCACCCACCTCAAGCTCAAACGCCTCCATACCAAACTCAGCAGTCATGGTCATTTGTTCACGACCACGTAGTAAAGTTAGCTTGGCAAGCCTCTGTGCCATTGCTGCACTTGTTGTAAACGGTAGGTTTAAGTCTAGTGATACCTTCTCGCCATTATCCTCACCCAAGAAGATACTTGCTGCGCCTGTGCCTGTGCCTGATCCAGTTGCCTTAAATACAACACCAACAGTGTTTGATGCAGCACCAATAGCTGTGAAGTCGGTGTTACCTACTAAAGTAATAGCATAAGTTTGACCTGTAACAAAACTACCAGCAGTAGTAGTCGTGGAAAGCTCTGGATAGTCAGCCGTAATCCATTTATTTGCAGCGTCATTAAATACGCCTGATACCCTGTTAAAGTTATCACGCATGTTGATGCGCGTCTCTATGCTAAGAGGACTTCTAAGGTCATCTAAGGTGAGGGTTTTGACATAGGTTGAATATGCACCCGCCTTCAGCTTCCATTTACCCATGCCCCAATACAAAGTACCAGCACAAGCTGTGATCATATCTTGCAACACATTGCCAATGGGCCTATTAGCTTGCACAATGCCGTTTAGTTCATAGCGCTTTTCAGTACCGCCACCAACTAAAGTTACATCTTCATCGCACTCATTTGCCGCCGCTTGGAAAGACGTATCATCAATGGCACTATCGTCTAAGCCATATTCTGATGCAAGGAAATCACGAATACACAAAGCAGCATTTGCACTGTAAGCTGTCGAACTGCTGCGCGGATCATAAACCTTTTTACCCTCTATGACAGCAGTGATTAACGGCAAACCATTAGCAAAGACAGTCTGATCGTATTCATATCTCACGTACAGATAGGCCATATCGTTGCCTACAAAACTGCTACCCAAAGACGTTTCTGATGTCAGTGTGCTGTCAGCAGTGGTTTGATCGCCTTTGTGCTTCCTGATGCGTATCTTACGATCCCAAGATGTTTGCTCAGAACCAGTGCCAGCCGTGGTTATATATTCACCATCTAATGTTGCAAGCTGATCGTTGATGTAGATATCACCAATAGAGTTTACTTCGTGACCAGCTAAAACAATAACCTGATGTAGAAATACGTTGTCTGTGCCTGTTGTCTCATAGAAGGTAACAACACCACCCTTACGAACCTTACCATACACAAAATCTTGTGATGCGGCTGGGTCACGGGAATTGACCATGATGCCACTTGAGCCAATAGACCCAAAATCAGGCTTAGGGACTAAAGCCGATAATGCCCATGAGGTTACAGCAGTGTATGCAACATACCCAGCAATAGTAGCCGCAGTAATAGTAGTACTACCAACAGTAAAAAGTGCCGCCTGTGAAAAACCTACCTTAGCTGCTGCGGCAACAAAAACCTCCGGCATACGCGGAACTCTATCCCAACTATTCCAGTTCTTTACTGTGTAGTCACCTAGCTTATATTTACTCATACCCAAGCCTCATGCACAGTTTCCATTGGTAAGTGGATAACACCATCTTTAGATAAGAACACCGCCTTAGAACCTGTCGAAATGCCCATAGCAACGCCTATAATCCACCTCTGCGCTTGTTTGGTAGTTACCAAGGCCCCTAGTGGCGGCACATGACTTATGCGCGTAAGACGTTGATCTACAGCCTCTGAAAAGCTACGAAAGCCAAACTCTTTAATTAGTTCTCTTCGTCTTACTGGCATTGTGTTTTCCAAATATCTACCAAGCCAATCATCAGCCCAACCCCTACCATACATAGCATGAAAAGCATCATTGGTGAAAGTAAGGCAGTCATTCTTACCCCATTCAAATGGCTTATGCCGTACATCGTTAATATACCTATTTAAGCCTTCTCGCGGCCCCATACGATATCCCTTTGTTGCAAGTCTTGAACATAGCTGAAGAAATTATCATTGGGGTATCTAGCCCTATGGCTTTCTTCTGTATATCGCCTATTACTAGCTCTTTCCAATCTAACTAGCTTACTGTCCACCAGTACAGATATTGTGCTTGTTTCGCCACTATCCTCAATGGTCATCGTATTCATAAAGCCAGAGAATATTTCTACAGTCGTGGACTGATCCCTTGTACCAAAGTGAACACGACAAGGGCGTCTTTGATATGGTTCTGTCAGAGCATCTTCAATTAAGTTGGGCGGTATGCCTGAAACAGATATGGTAATGCTTTTCGCAGATAAGTCAGCGATTTCCTCAAAGCCATCTATCGTGAGCAGATCCCCTGACCCTGTGTAAGTATCGCTATCAATCACCTTATCGCCGTAGCCTGTCCATAGTCGGATTGGCGCTGTATCTAACTCAAACTCTACCGCATAAAATGGTTGAACGTCTGTACCTTCAAGAGCCGTAAGAAGTGATGTTATGCCTGTTCTACTCATACTGCTTCTACTGCTCCAAATGAGATACCGTAAAATGATGCTTCATTGATAGAAAAAGCACTTTCATTAGAGGCAAGTCTAAACACGCCCTTTGTACTTTCAAAGGTGACAGCAGACCCTGTTGAGATTGTAGCCCTTATATCAGGCCAGACATCCACTGTTACTTGCCCAGAGCCGTTTGTATTTGCGTCAGTAAGAACCTTAAACAGTTGACGAGATGTACCAGTTCCAATCTGCAAATAGTCACCAGCTTTAAGGTAGTTTGTCTGACTTGCAGGGGCGCTAGTGAGTGCAATGGTGTTGCTGCCAGCGGCAGTAGAGCCGTTTGTAGCTACAGTGTGACTATCACGGGCAGAACCTAAAGGGGTTGCGGCGGCGGGATCACCTAAATAGAAAGTTCCCTTCTGCCCCTTCAAGGAAATAAGCCATGAAATCCACTGTTCAGAGTTTTCTCTTTTCATAGGTGGTAGGGTAACATCTGCTTGCCACATCTTACCAGCATACTCATAAGATACCCCCGCAAAGGTAAATGGGCTGCGAGAGTAAGCTACAGCATTTAACGCCCTAAGCTCTATATTGGCGATTCCAGTGGCTGTGGGTAAACTTAAGGGGTAACTAATAGCCATTACGAGAATGCCCTTCCATATGATCCACCACGCCGTTTAGCGTCTACTACAGCAGCTTTAGCACTGTCAGCTATCTGTGGCATAAGTTGTTTAATCTCAGTTCTTACAGTCTGTTGTACGCCTGTGGAGACATTAATATTTTGAGTTACGTTAATAACTTCACCACCTACACCCTGACCTTTAGTGTGGTCCACTACAGTTTCTCTAGGGTGTAGCATCGCCATAAAGCCACCCTTGCCATCTAAGCCACCTGATCTTGAGCCTGAACCTGTGTAACCACCACCATCATAACTCTCAAGACCACCTCCAATAGCAGAAAGAACAGGGTTAGAAGATCCACTAAGCATACCACCTAAACCACGAACCATTTTTTGGACTACGAGTACTTGATACAAGTGTGCTATAATATCTCTAGCCATATCTTGGAAGATCCTATCTACCTTGAATGCCATATCCTCAAAAGAGTCTTTAAGAATATCTATATCTGTAACTACAGACATAAAGGCTTGATCCATAGAACCAGCTATTGTCTCTCCTATGCTTTCATACTTGTCTTTAATATCTTCTAGGGCTTGTTGCTTCTGCTCCATTGCGTCTATAGCTTTGATAGTGTTCTCTATCTCCAACATCTGTGCTGGTGTAGCTACATCTGAATATTGCTGACGAGCTTGTATGAGTTTATTTTGAAGATCTCTTTGTTCACCAAACTTACCTATTAGTTGTGTTTCTAAGTCTAGTTGATTACTAAGGTCTTTTATCTTTTGCTTAACAGGGTCTTTAGGGGCTTTAGGTGGCTCATCATAAATAGACTTACCTGCCCTTGATCCAGTACCGAAGATTGGATCTTTGTCAGAAACTGTACCTCTACCAGCGTACTTTCTTAATCTGCTGGCAAGTTCCTGTGTCGGAGCAAAGTTAAGGGTAGTTTGAGCTAAAGCTGCCACCTCAATCATTTCTTGCTTTAAACCCAATGCAACTGATTTTTGCTCTACAAGACTAGCTATCATCTTCTCACTCAAGCCTTGTCTGCGTAATTCAACCTCATAGTTATCTAGCGCAATGTCGTTTTGTAACCTTTGTATAACAAAAGACTCTGAGCCAAACTGTTTACGCATAGCTTCTAAAGCAATCTGATCACCTAAAATACGAGACTGCTCTTCAAAGACAGCTTTTATTTTATCTGCTTCATCTTTGAGTTTCTTAGAAGCTGCCATTTGAGCTTGGAAAGCTGCCCATCTTGATTTGTTTAACCTTCTTTGCGCTTTTTCCTCTGGTGAAACTTTACCCTCAGCTTTTTTTTGCTCTTCCGTCTTTGTTAGTTTTTCAAGCTCATCTGAGTACTCTTTTCTTTTTGCAAGGTTTGCATTTATAGCGTCAAAAGTGTTTCGTAAGGCTTCTCTTTCACGCCTTGAATAAAGTTCAGCGTCACCAGCAGCCAAACCTTGCGCATTTATTGTATCTATTTTAGCCTGTAGTGCGTCAGCTTGCTCTCTACCGAGAACCCTTAGTCTAGCTGTCTCTTCGTCATAACCCCTTAATATGCTATTTCTACCCGTTTCAAGCTCATCAATTTTATCCTTTACATCTTGCAGGGCTTGTTGAGCCTCCTCTGCAAAAGTCTCAACCTCTTTACCCGCCCGAATAAATGGGGCAATAAGACCTGTACCAATAGCTAAAGCAGCACCAGCGAGCGCCCCGTAAGGACCAAAGAAGCCTAGTAATTGAGAACCTTGTTGCCCAAGAGCTACAGCAGCGTTAGTACCCCCTTGTATCTGCACTGCAAGGTCACCGATTTGATAACCAGCTTGTTGCGCAAGGACTTCCATCCTTCTCATGCCTTTTCCTGATGCAGTAGTAAATCTTAACTGTTCCTCAGTGGCATCTTTTATGGCAAACTGATATTTATACATTGCACTTTTAGCTTGGTTTATATTTCCAGTTACTTTACCAAGCTCCCGTGCCATCTGATCTACACCACGGTTATATGCTTTTGTGCTAATGTTACCCTTATCTAACTCTAGTTTTAATTGGGCAGTTTTACGTTTAAATGACTCAAACTTAGAGATAGCCTTAGTAACATCCCCCGCCTCTACGTTTATACCAATGTTAATATCAGAAAGATCAGCCATTCATCGTACCCATAAAGACTACATCAACACGTTTTATTGCTTCTATCTCCCAAGAAGACAATGGTGTATCTGTAAGCTCCTTCCATGTTTTTATTTCTTGATAACTTATCGGGTTTGGTCCTGAGAAACCCATCGTTCTACTTGCGTTTAATACAATAAAGGCAGACCAAACATGAGACATAAGCAATGGGAAGTCGGGGCCATCTAATGCTTTTGGTCTGTGTCCAGTCTGCCTTTCTACTTGTTCTAAGTGTTCACGTTCTGATGTGCCTGACTTGTCTGGCCTACTTATAGAGAACTCATGCTCTGCATAGTCAACCAGTTCTTCAATCAGGCTTTCGTAAAATCCAGAGAGTTAGCTACTGCTTCCTCAATCTGATCTCTTATCCAGAATACTTCAGCGTAAATCTCTTTAGCCTTAGCGACAGAGAACTTAGGTTTAGAACCACCATAAGTAATCTTCCAGCCTTTAGTAGTTTTAGCAAGTAAGTCTAAAGTAGCGTCCTCTAGGTCTTCTGCTGTAATCTCTACCTTCTTCTTATTCTGTGCTTGCTTCAGACGTTTGTTGGTTTGCTCATGTACAGCAGCCTTATACTCTTTAGAGTGTGGTGCATATACAGTGATAACCATCGGTGTATCGTCATCATTATTCAAGACATCAAAGCTAGTAGGATGTACAATAGTGACATCTACAGTGTCGCTGGTCGGGGTTAAATCTAGTAAGTCCATGTCGAGTTTCCTTATCGTCGGGGTTAAAAGTTGTCGGGTTAGTTTGTTAAAAGGGGAAGCATCAGACCCGACACCAATGCCTCCCCACCCTAGCTAGGGAACTTATGAAGAGCGAGTAATAACTAAGTTACTTGCGTCTGTCGTGTTGTAGAGTGCTACGAATGACATAGAAATGACACGGCTAGTTGGGCCATCTACACCTACGTCTGCACTGTTAATCTTAGCCCGTGGGAATGCGAACTTAAGGGTATTGCTACCATCGCCCACAGTTACCTCAAGCTCAGTTTCAGTCTCATTCAAGAAGCGGTTGATTAATGAGGCATCCTCAAAGTAAGCTGAGAGAGTACCTTCTATTTCTGCACGACCAACCTCTAATTGTGGTGCACTATCACTACCAATCACAAAGGTAGGTGCGAAAGAGTTGGTCAAGGTAAAGTCCATACCAGTTACGATAGCTGATGTAGAGGGTGTACCGTTGACGTTACCAATTGCTAATGTACCTGAGTAAGCATCGTAAGGGGCATTAGATGAAGAAGCATTTTGTGTTTTCTGAGTGGCGCTAATACTCATGTCTTTACCAACCATACCATAGGTAGCTGTTACCATCTGGTTAGGAGCTAGAGAGACACCCATAGTAGAAACTGTCATACCTGTGAACAAACGAGCTTGGTCGATGTCAGCAGCGTAGTCTTCGATAGAGAAGAACTTAGGTGTAGTACCAACTTTAAGTACGTTAGTTGACCAAGTAGACAACATAGCTGATTCTAAGAATACATCGTAGTCAGCATCACGTAAGTCAGCTACAATGTCACCAGCAGCTTGACGGTTACCATGACGGTCAACACGAGGCATACGGTCAGCTTGGATGTCAGTACCAGCTACACGATCTTTGCTTAAGTTTAAAGAGTGTGTGCTAAAGGGTAAGTTTGTAAAGTTACCAGCGGGAGTTGTACCAAATGTGCTTTCCACAATGTACGATAGGCTGGAACGAGAACCTTGTGCGAAGGCCATGTTGTATTCTCCTAATTGTTATAGACGTACCATCCGATATTAATCGGAACATAGTACCAAGGCGCATCTAAGAAACCTTGCTGTCTTTCAGCGTAGTCGATAGATACAGTTATTGTTTCATCCCCAGAGTAGGGAATTTTAGTGGTTGCTTCAAAAGCCTCTAGGATAGTGTTAGCTAAGGCATCAGCAGCGGCGGGGCCATTACCTTCTGGGGTGTAGGCAGTTACAACAAACACACCATCGTATCTCTGTTGTGGGTTTAAACCTCTTACAGCGGGTCTACGGAGTGTCGGGAGGAAATTAGTCTGTAGGTAACTTGTACCTGTCGTTGGGCTAAATGAGACATTCTCATAAGCTATCCCACTGGGTAAATTAGAGGTATTAGCTAACTTGTTCTCAAGTGCTGCACGTATGTCATTATAGATACTAGCCACGGTTATACTTTCTCTTTAGTTGGGTAAACACAAAGTAGCCATTAGTTCTGGGCCAACCTTCTCCACGTTCAACATCACGGGCATGAGGACTATTGTTACGAAGTTCTATACGTGTAGTATCTAGTAACGAAGGTATTCTTTCTATATCTTGAATAAGATTACTTAGACCCTCATTCATCTTAGCTACAGCGTTTTGATTTCTAGGCTTACCTTTTGAACTTTTACCTCTGGGTCTACCAGCACCTACATTAAATGAGAAAGATGTTACATATGCACCAGTATCTACAGGAACTCTTATTGTACCTAAACCGACAGCATCAACTGCCATATCTGTTAGCTTGCGCTCTACTTGTTGTTCAGCTAGCTGTTTAAGACCATCTATCTTTCTTTGTAGGGAAGGCATGACCTTTAACTGAGTTCTCATTATTCTCTCACATCACACAAGAAACAAATCTTGACCCCATTAGAAAATATAGTAACAACAGAAATGACATTAACTGTGTCACCGTTACCAATAATCTGATCTTCGTCATCGGGTTCTACTTCTAATCCTAAAGCTGGTACTACACATTTACGGGTGCCTCTACGGATCTCATCTACATTAGCTATGATACCTTGATCGTAGTTGTAGAAGTATCCAGTAAAACTGTAGTCGGTTGTAGCGGAGCCTGTTACTGTCCCTGTAGTAGGATCGTAGGTTCCTGCTGTAGTCTTCTTCTTTAGAGTAAGGGGTTCCCCAAACTCATCAACCATCTTAAGTAGGTTATAACCTCTTGAGAATGCCATCACCTACCCCTTAACTATAGTCGTAGTCATCACCACTGTAACTTGGTGGGTTCTTAAATCTATCCCTACGGAAGGATGGTGGAACACGATCTGTGTTTTGTCTCACATTATCCACAGTGGCAATACTAATACCACCAGCTTTAATACCCAGTACAGCACCAGTCTTCTTACCTTGATGCTCTAGTGTCTCAGCTAGGCTAGTATAATGCTCTTGTAAGTCGCTGTAGTCAGCACTGAGTGCGCCTGACAAGTTCTGTGTAACCCTACGAGAGTATTGTGCAGCTATCGTTCTAGCAGACCATGCAGCAGCATAATACACGTTGTCACTTGTTTGATTGAGAGCGAAGATAATTTCTTCATTCTGTACTTGTTGGTCGTTAGTGTCAGTATCACCTACAAGCAATCTAACAGAGTTTAATCTCTCCGCTACAGTACTTGTACCTAAGTTTGTTGCATCATACGACCAAGCCATAATCAATCAGTCTCCATGTGACCATAATTTCTACGCCAGCTACGAATAAGCCCACGTTGTTTATCAGCTATCTTAGACTTCTTACACTTCTTCTTTTGGAACTCAGCGTCAGATTTTGTCTTAGACTTTACTTTCTCGTTGATACCATCCACTAAGTTATGTAGCCCACCGACATCAAGTACCTCTAGTCCGTCACCTACTTTGGTTTCAGCTTCAAGGGTTGAACTGTGTCTTAGTCTACCTTCTCTGTAGAGTATCTTTACTAATTCTTTATCTAAACCTATCTCTTTCCATTTAAGCTCATCACCAGCATTAAA